GTTCTGGTCAACCCAACCCGAAAGTGGGGTCAACCCCCATATATCCGAGCTCTTGCTCAGGTATATATGGTTGAACGCGTGATCGTAATAAAACTAAATCACGCCCACACCCAGCCTCTTAGTCCTTACGGACAAAGGAACCGATGAAGCCGATTTGTTCTTCATCTATCCTTGCCACTAAAGAGGACTTATTCACCAAACGAGGAATTCTCCTCGACAAACGAACATTGTGGATATGTTGATAAAACATATCCCATTCGTAAGCCGAGAGAGTATTCGCCGCCCGTAACGAGAGATCCCTATAGGCCAAGGCAACAGATACTCTGCCAGGCTTTTGGTAATCTTTCTGTATACGGCGTATAAACCGGGCTTTTGCTAGAGTAGGTCTAACAAATTTTGTTGGGCCATATCTCACAAAAGTATCTAGTTCATACGATGGTGGCCTGCCCGTGTTAACGGTCAGCCTTGAGACCGTCGCCCCTAGCAAGGTCGGCGGCACACACGTCCAAATCTTTGCGCGAAGAGTCTCATATGGCTCTCCATAGATGTAAGAAAGAATAGCCACCTTATTCAAGGTAACTATTAGTTCATGCATGGTTTTGACCCACTTTATGTCAAAAGAGGTCACATAGCCATGCCCATCTATAAAGTGGGCGCCACATGATTCCCTATAGCTAGAGTTTATGTTAGTCTTATTAAGATTAACCACAAACCCGGCTAAGCGCAAACTCTCACATACATCTACAGCACACGAGTTTTGACATATAATGTCATCCCCGAATACTGTGGATGTAGGATCGAATGATCTGGTTAAAGCTGTTAGAATCAGCGTCATGAGATCAAAAGTAAACCCGTTGCCCATACTTGAGACCTTATTGACAATATAATAATTGTCATCTGGTCCTAAGGTCATGTCTGACCTACAAGTGGATATTTGGTTAAATATCCTTTTGGGTAAAAGGTATTTAATTAATCTCATACTGATTGCATCACTGCAATCAGATAAGTCGATCGTAGCGATGTTAAAATCGCTTATTCTTCGCCTATGCTCATCAGCTAAGACGTTGAGATCGACACCAGTCTTGTCTTTTAAACAAGATCTGAGACCTAGACCAACAGCTCGTTGGACAAGCATATTGCATAGAGGTTCTAGACAAATCGCCCTGTCCTTTAGATTATTCTTAGGGACAGTCGACCATCTATTACCCCTCACAAATTTAACGGTGCAGAGAAGCTTAAATTTGAATATCTCGAAAGCAAATTCATCACATTTCTTGAATTTGTTCCAGAGAATTCTATTTAATACTCTCTCACTGCGTACTTGTGTTATGCAGTAGCGTCTGAAGCGTTTCTTTACAGCATGCTTCAACGCTCTATGCCAATAAGCATATTTGGCAAAGAGGTCAAAACAATCAGCTGTTATAGTCCACACGCCCGATAACTTACAAGCTATCGAGGTATGAACACCAAGTGGTTCAAAACTAGAACCATTGGTGAACATCAATTCTCCCATCCGATAATCGGATAGGAGCTGATGTAACCAAAGACGCGCTTCTGCCCAGTGTGGGCCTAAAATCCCCTTGGGTTGGAGACCTTCGTCAAAGGAGATCCACCTATCCCATGCGTCGGATCGACGCTGAGACGCGATATCTCCTCTTGGTTCTTCAAACTTCTCTCGGAATCTCTTTTGTACGAGATTACGAGCGGGAGACAAACTGTCGTCATCAACAAGATGAACAACAGCATCCCGAATAAGAAGATTAACAACTCTGATCGAGTTTGATTGTGCCACGGGTTCATCCTTTCGGTGCGCCATAATCTATAGTGATCTAAGAGTTTACCCATAGTTCCTTTCGAACTAAGACGTAACCTCTAACGATGTTCAAAGCCTATCAGTCGATAGGCTCATCACATCTATAGAGCATCATTGATATATGGAGCAGTGACGGGACGAAACCCCTGCACAACATTCTCGGTCTCCCACTGGGCCAAGCTAGCCCCAATGGAAGTCAGAATGTCACGAAGGCGACCCTTTGACTCGATCGAACCGGAAATCCGGACTCGAACGCTCAAAGCGTCCAGGGCAGCAACTCCACCAACAGTGATCGGGTTATTATCGTTTGCGATAATTTCCACGGCATAGTTGGGGACTTGAACACCGTTCAATGACTTATTGACGGTGCTAAATCGGAACCTGACAGAAGAGTCAGGCTTCGCAGGATCGGCGTAAGTCACGCCGGAACTATCCTGACTTTTGACCGCTAAGGTCACAGTCGCCATGTTATGGCTCCTTTTAGTTAGAGGTGTCTTAACAGACTACCCAAGTGGTTAAGAGTTAGAACGGCACTATCGATTAACCTTCGCCAATTCAGGCTGGGGTTAAACACAGGTGCCACACCAGAACAGGGTACTACACCCCGACTATACGTATCTGTTATCTCCTCAGAAAGGAGATGCAGAGCTTCCGGATTGTTTACAATCACAGAAGGTGTAGCAGGAGGTGCAGACCCCCACCAAAGTACTGGGATTTTGTTAACTATCGAACAAGAGTAGTTCGAAGTCGGCAAATGAACCCAAATAGTTTTGGTGAGTTTAGTCCTGGTGGAAAGACAAGCGTACTTCGTCTGTGCCCAAGACTGAGATGTAGACGCGGCGATAGAACTGCCGACATCTATAAACCAGTCGAACACAAACGAATAAGGTATCAATTCCCAAGCAGTTACTAAGGGATTAATACCAACGCTTGATAAACGTGCGACCTCTGTGGACGTAAAATACTGAAATACTTCTCCCCTTAACTCAACAGATCCTGTCGTGTCCTCCAGCCTATAAATAGACGTGGAGGGCGGCAAGGGCTGTCCTGTTAAATTAGGAGTTATACTTCGATGCTTAAACGTCCGTACATCTTGACCTCGACGCATAAGTTTTATGCAGTCTCGGTAAGAGTACACAAGAGGCATGATGCCGTATCGATAGTTCATCCATTCATTCCCCAACATTCTATACATCTTAGTTGGATGTTTTAGAAGGTCAAGTGGACGAATAGATGCTGCGCCCCTAAGTACATTTCTTCCGAAACGTGACTTAAGGGTTCCGAGAATCTTAATAAGATCACCGGAAACCTGAGTAATTGTTCGAGGTATATCCTTAAGCTCTGCGATATCCGTAAGGACATCGTACGCTGAGGAAGCTTCGGCAATTAATTCATTCCGCATGTTAACCATCTCGGCAGATATACTACCCATATTCATATTTGTCTTGACGACAATTGGATATGAAGAGTATTCACGTGACTGTTCATCGTAGGTGCTGTAAACAGGACCTGTGTTCTCAACCTTAGATACTGTGGGTGTACAACTGCCCCCTACCTTCGGCACAGAGCCGTATTGGTAGAAGACATTGACACCATTCGCAGCAATCTTATGGACAAGGACAAGGTAATCCTTAATCACAACCCTACCAGTGGTATAGTTAGTAAAACGAAAAGGCGGACGACCATTAGGATTCATCCCGCTATTTCCATTGCGAGGTGAAGCCCCATAGTCAACCACCACTCGGCTCGGAGTATATTCATGCGCGACACCGGGTGCAGGTGGCTGTTGGGGATTAGTCACTGTTGTATACAGTGTTCTATTCCCACAACCATCGTATCCGGGCCACGTATTGCTCCAAGCAGGAATGGTTGGAGCCGCATAAGTCGTTTTATACTGATACCACGTAACAGTCATGCACGTATCCCCCTTTCAAAGGATGGGATGGGTCACGTACCCAACGCCGGATGGAATACCATCATATCTTAGAGAGGATTTTCTTTACCCTCTTGCGTTTTACCGCAGTTGGTAAAGTAGTGTCCTTTATCTGGAGAACCTGGTGAACAACATAATCCTCAAGGGTGCGGAAAGGTGGTGGAACAAAAGGTTCCGCCATCTTATCCGTCATCCCAATGACGACACGTGCCCACTTTGGGATCTTCATTTAGGACCTCCTTTCTAAGAATACGAGTACCCCTGTCTCCAACCCTAATTGGTATTAGGATCGTTGTCCAAAGGCAATGGCCCATCATGTTCAGTAATAAATTGCCGGAACAACCAAAGATAATCTTTTGGTTTAATCCACAATCTACTATGAGCATCGATACTGCGGTTGATAAAATCCAAATCCTTTACAGGATAGGATTTATTTAACTTAAGTTTAGACATACGATCCTACCTTTCTGGTTGAAGTCAGGAAAGTACAAGAAATCCATCCCCACAAGGCTTACACAGCCCTAGGTTCAGGATGGTACTCGGAGGAGAGTAATTTCCCCTTCTCGGTCGTTTGACCGAGAAAGGAGCATCCCAC